GTCACAACGTCCATCTAGGCGGTGCCCCGGGTGTTCAGCGCCTTGGCGATGTGCTCCGCGAGTTCGGAGAAGTCCACGACGGTCTCAACCCCGAAGCACGTCTCGCTGTGCTGCGAGAATTCAGGCTCGAACCACTCCAACAGCGTCTTCAGGATGATTTCGCGCGGTGTCATGGTTAGGTGATCGTGTGGCTAGAGCCGGTCCAGTCCACCGTGAAGGTTTCGCCGGTCGCCAGGGTCACAGCCGATCCGTAGTCAAACCAGCACATCAGCGGGTCAGTCGGAGAGACCGGGGTGTCGTCGTAGATGTCCACGTACTGGAACGAGGCCACCGAACCCGAGGCGGTCAGCACAAGGTCGGCAAACAGCAGGGTATAGGTCCCCGAGGTCTGCGCTGACGTGCTGGTCGTCAGGTTGCGGCTCGACAGGTTGGTGTAGGACACCTGCGTCAGAGCCGAGAGGGTCGCGTTGCCCGCTACCGGCGCGTTGGCCGTGGCGCAGAGCGCGACGACGAACTGATCCGAGCCCTGGTTGACAGACTCAACCATGTCCTCAACCCAATTATTGTGCTTGTTGTAAGACGCGATTGTAGCCTCCTATTAGCCAGACAACGCTTTGCGTTCGGCCCATATTGCTCTCATCTTCTCGGACTGACGCGCCCTATACTCTGGCGTCTTTAAAAACGACCTGTCCGTAAAGAGAGAAGAATTTTTGATGCTTTCCGATAACTTGGCTCTTGCGACAAGTGATTCGTAATGTTTGACGTAATTCATGCCAAACTATACCACTACTTATACGTTACCGTCACCAATCGTAGTCGCCATAGGGTTAGAGCCTCATGTCAAAGCGATATGAGCGCGTCAGAACCGGGTCGATCTGGACGGCGCGGGATTGGCGGAAACGGGCGCGGATGGACCGCTTGCCTTCTTCCGCCAGCGGGACCGTGGTCTCGGTGTAAGCAGGCATGAAGCCCTCCTAGATGGCGTAGGCTGAGGGTGTTGGGGTGATGGTGGCCGCGTAGCCCGAGCGCCGGTCATCGGCCTCAATGGCGCTCACGGCGTCGGCGAACAGTTGGGCGTTGGCCGCAGCCTGCTCGGCGTCTTGGTAGTAGATCGCAGCCTCAAGAAGGCAGCCGCGAAGGTAGGCGTCCGGGTGGCTCTCTAGAACCCAATTGGTGGTGTTCGTGGAGGTCAGGGCTGGGATGGTCGCGAAGTAGGTCAAGGCCACCTCAGTGGCGTCAACCGGGGTCGGTCCATACTCAAACTCACCACCCACAATGGCGTAGGCGTTCAGCACGCCGCTCGGGCTCGTGGCCTTGTACTCGCCCATTTGCTCGGGCGTCAGGTAGGCCAGGACCCGCTTGTCACCACCCGTCAGGCGCATGGAGCGCGGGGCGAGAAAGTCGCCGGGAAGCTCCGAGAACTCATCAGAGATGGTCGCCGTTGAGCGCACCACCTGCTTGCTGACCCGCAATGCACGGTTCAGCCTGGCCTCAACAAGCGCGATCCAGTCAGGAACCAGCGCCGCCACGTCATCCCGTTCCAGCCACGAGCCGACAGCGGTTACGAGACCGGAATAGGATGTCAGGGCCATTAGCGCATCACCCCGTTGGATACGCCCAGGTTGCCCTCAGCGGTACGCAGATGCGCGTACTCGCTAGAGTTCAGCTTGGCCGCGAGTTTGTGAGAGTTCTCGGGATCGAGGGCGTTCCACCCCTCGTTGATGAGCCACTCATAGATGACCCCAAACGGCAGGGAGGCCACGCGGCGCAACTCACGCGACGGGGTGTACCCATCATTGTGGTTGGTCATCGCCTTGTTGCGCTCAAGGATCGGATCGACGTTTTGCGACGTGCGGAACCGCACCCCGTCGTCGTCCTGAATGATGTAGTGATCCACCCCCGCCGAGGAGCGCATCAGGAAGCGTTCATCAGCCATAGGCGTCAACGTCTTGCTTGGCTTGGGCCTCGGCGCGGGCAATCGCTGCCTGTCTGGCGCGTTCAACGCGGGCCTCAGCAGACGCCTCGCGAGCGCCCGGAAAATTCACGTAGCCACGGTCATAGAGCGCGACCGCGATGTTGATGTCTGCCTGGAAGGTCTCGCCTTCCTCGAAGTGAGCGGTCCCGAGTCCGCCGATATGCTCACCCATGCTGATCTTGCCGTCGCCCATGGGCAGGACGGTGCATTCGACCTGGGGAACCGGGGGCGCGTCGTCCTTCAGCAGTGCGGCGGCTTGACGTGCGGCGCGCTTGCGGAGGGCCTCATCACGGGCAGCTTGGTCAGCAGCCAGAGCATTGGAAGCAGCGCGGGAGATACCAGCCATGAAGGCTCCATAAAGAATGGGGCCGCCCGGTTAAGAGCGGCCCCTAGTTGGGGAGGGATCAGGTAAGGTCGGCGATGACGGCGTGAGCCTTCTCGTTGGAGACCTTGAGGCCCTTTTCCATCGTCAGAAGGAACTTGCTGTTGTCGCCCGAGGAGGCCAGCTCCTTGGACTTCAGACCGTCCAGGGTCATGACGGCGGCCATCTTCGGATCGACCATCACCGCGTCGCGGGTCAGGCCGTAGGCGTGCGGGATGGCGACCAGCGTTCCGAAGTCGCCGACGTACACGTCAGCAGCGCCGTAGATGGTGGCTTGCGACGTTCCCGAGACAGTGCCGCGCACGTCAGCAATCCCGGTGAAGGCCGAGAACTGCTGCTTGTGAGCGCCGCCCATGTAAATCTGGGTAGGCTTGCCGCCGTTGGTGAAGGTGGTCGCCCAGGTGGCCTTAAGCAGCGCCTCGGTGAAGGTCCGTTGCGTGCCGTTGGTCGCAGCCGCGACGATACCAGCCGAGAAGCCACCATCCGAACCACCCGCGCCACGGTTGTCATTAGAGGTGATGAACGCCAGGATACCGGCGCTCTTGCGGGTCGTAGCGCCCGACTCAACCACGCTGGCGTAGTTGCCGATGAGGCGGGCTTCGAGGTCCCGCTTCATCTCGATGGTCTTCAGGGCCTTTTGACGGGCCAGCTCGCTATCACGGCCAGCCTTGTCAACGATCTCTTGGGTACGCGAGACGCCGCCGGTCTTGGCGAGAATCTGGACGTAGTTACCAACGCGGGTCGTCAGGTTGCCAGCCGTCAGGGTGTAGTCGTCACCTTCAAGCTGAGCGTTGGTGGCCGAGGCAGAGGCCAGGGTCTCGGTCTGCCACTCGTGATAGACGTTGGACGCCTTCACGGTGCCGATGTTCGAGATGAACGGGGTTTCTTCCGGGGCGACGCGATAGATAGCGTTTTCCAGGTCCTCGCGGACGCCGACGTTGGGGGTCGCCGAGGTGATGGTGTTCGTAGGTGCAGTCATGGCTTTATCGCTTCATGCTGAGAAGCACGCTTACGGCGTCGTCCAGGCTGCGCGTCTGCGCAAAGCGGTTCTGGGCCGTGGTCGTGCTGCGTTGTGAGGGGGGTTGCGGAGCCGCGACAGCCGCGCGTGTGACGGGCTTTGCGGGCGCTTGGGGTTTTGGAGCGGGAGGCTTGGCCTTCAACTGCGCCTGAGCGCGGTCCCACATCATGGCTTTGTGAGCGATCGTGAGTTCAGCCGCCGAGATGTTAATCAGGGCCTGTTGATCAATCCCGCCCTCAAGCAGGTACTTGCCAACGTCCTGACGCACGACAACGTCTTCAAGGGGCGTGCCCTTGATCTTCTCGCTCTCAGCCCTGAGAAACGTTTCATGCGCGAGCCGGTCGGCCTCAGCCTTAGCCTGCGCCAGTTGAGTGACGCGGGCCTGTTCCTGCTCAAATGCGAAACGGTCCTTAAGTGCGGCTTCCGGGTTCTGTTCGGCATAAGCCGCCCAGTCCACGTCTTCCCACTTATTGCGGAACTGCTCGACGACCTCGGGTAGGAACCGGTTCAGGTGCTCGGACAGAACCGACACCTTGGCTAGGTCGCTCTCCGCAGCCTTGCGAGCTTCAGCGGCTTCCTGCTTGGCCTTGGCGGTGATCGTCTCGCGCTTAGCCTCTTGCTCAAACACGATGGCTTGAGCCTCCGGCGTCAGCTTGGCGAACTCTGCCTTAGCCTCTGCATCCCACCATTGCGGGGGGTCAACCGGTTCGGCCTCAGCCTCGGTCGGTTCCGCAACTTCCTCACCATCGCCGGGAGTTTCCTCCTCGCTGGCGTCATCGGCTGGGTTGGGTTCAGCCTCAGATTCTGTCGGTTCGGGATCTGCCGCAGCCTCTACGGGCGCAGCGTCCTCGATCTGTTCGTCTTGCGGGCCAATCAGGCTTTCGACAGCCTGGTCAACGGTCATAGCTCCGCCGTCCGCTTGCGCGTCAGTCATTCAACACCTTGGTTGGTGGTTAGCCCCTGGTGAGGCCAGCTTGGGCGATGGCGTGTTCAGCCATCTTGCCGTCGTCGATCACACTCTGAACGGCGATCCTGACGGCTGTGAGGTTCTGTAGCGCGAGGTGCAGCTTCAACACCTTCTCCGGCTTCTCAGGCGAGGTGGCGACCAACTCAGCCATGATCGCGGCCTTCACACGCTCAAAGGCGGTGTTGACCTCGGACAGCTCGTTGAAGGCCCTGCGGCCCCTGGATACGGACTCATCACTCATCAGCCGGGCTCCCCGCCGGTCTGCACGTCAGAGACGGACGACGAGGCTTGAACCTTCGCTATGCCCGTCTCGTGGGCGACCTGCGCTTGAACAAGGCCAAGCTCGCGCTTCATCTGGAGTTCAGCCGCAAGCAACTCGCGCTTGAGATCCAATTCCGCAGCCGCCGTCTCACGCTTAAGGGCCAACTCGCCCTGAACCTTCATCACGGCCAACTCGTGGTCGCGCTGGGCTTGGGCCTCGGCAAGCTGGGCGCTCATTTGCCCCTCCTGCGCCTTCATCTGAAGGTTGGCCTCACCCTCTTGCTGCTTGAGTTGCAGTTGGGCCTTGGCCTTCTCCGTCTCAAGCTGGACCTTCGCCATCTCCGGGTCAGGCTTGGGCTCTTGCGGGGGCGCTTTAGCCGGGTCGGTGAAGAACAGCTCAGGCGTCTTGAGGTTGGCGCTACGGGCAAACCGCATGGCCGCGTTGAACACGTTGCCGGGGTCAATAATGCCGGGAACCTGAGCCGCAACAATCGCCTGCTGCACCTCCATGACGCGCTGCATAGCCATCATGTCGTGGTCGCGGCCAGACGAGCCAATACCAACTTGCACGTTGGTGCGCTCGGGCCACTGGCTCGGGTCGATGTTCTGCCACCCACCCGAAAGCTTGGCCGTGGGCGGGACCATTTCAGCCTCGCCCTCTTCCTTGGAGCCGTAGCCAGCCCTCAGAAGCGCATGGACGCCCAACCACAGGTCTTTAACGCCCGTCTCGGCAAACACCCGCGCGATGAGCCTAAGACGCCTCTGAGCCTCGCTCATAAGCGCCATCGCACCTTTGGCCGTCTCGTGCAGCGTGTCTGGGTTCAGGCCCTGCGCGTTACGGACAATGCCCGTGCGCGCCTCGCCCATCACTGACACATGCTCAAGCGCCGACAGGGTGTCGAAGTTCAGGCCACCCGCCGAGATCGGACGAATAGCGCCGGCCTGCTTCACACGAACCGGCATGTTCGGTTCATTGCGCAGCAGATCGGCAATCGTGAACTCTTCGGCCATGGACGTGGCGACTTCCATGCGCTGGTTCAGCGCGAAGTACCCGGAATCCAAAAGCATCCGAAGAAGCGTGGTCTTGATCCGCTGGATTTCAAGCAGCTTGTCGGCCAGCGAGGTCCCATAGAAACGATGGGTGTTGATGTACGGCGTGATCGGGCCGAACGGGATATGTTCGACCTCCTCCTTGGACAGAAGCACCGTCTCTTCGGAGTCCGTCTCAACCTTCCAGATGCACAGCTCGTTGCTGTCGTCGTCCAGAAGGCGGATATAGTGCGCGCGGGTTTCGACCTGGCGCAGATCGCCCGTGCCGTCGCGCTGGTTCAGGTAGTTCTCGCCTGACAAGTCGCGGGCCTGCTCAACCGTGTCGTCGGCGTCCATGTAGGACTTGAGGTTGCGGGCCGTCTCAGGGTCTACACCGCGCGCAATCAGGTCTTGGACGCGGGGACGGTCACGCATGGCGCAGTACGTCGCCTCACGCAGGCTCACCGTATCGCGGGAAACCGTGAAATCCTCGGGAGGAACAGCCTTAATGCAGACCTTCCCGCGCCTACGCTTGCGGCTGAAGGTGGTCGTCCCGTCCTCGTTCTCTTCGCCCTCACCCAGGTCAACGCCTTGGGCCTCAGCAACAGCGCGGACCAGATCGGCAGATTCAGACGGGGCCGAACCTATCGGCTCCTCTTCCTCTTCCGTCTCCCACCACCAGTGGAAAAGGCCGGTGCGGGTAAGCAGGGCGTCCTTGATCGCGGTGTAGAACGCAAGGAAACCCTCGTTCTCGTTGAAAACCACATGCTTAACGTACTCAGACTCAATCCGCGCCGGGTCCTCGTCCTGCTCGTTCATCGGCGGGAACGCGGCCACGTCGTCGCCGTCAATGAAGATGTCGAGGATGGCCGGAAGCGCAGTCTCGATAGCCTCGGCGACATCAGTGGACACCGCAGACGAGCGGTTAGCCGGGTTTGGGATGTCCGCCGACACGTCGCCGTTGCTGTAGTCGATGGCCTTCAGGCGCGCATCACGCAGCTCGCCGTTGTCGCCCTCGCCAAAGCCGATGGAGTTCTTACGCTCCTCGGCTACCAGCTTCAGCAGGCTCTCGTCGTCGTACTTCATTGAGCCCCCTAGACGAAGCCGTAATTGGTTAGAGCGAGCGGCTTGTTGCTCGGCTTGGTGGAGGCGAAGCGCAGCATCATCATGGCGTAGCGAGAGGCGCTTATGCGGTCGTCGCGCTCTTTGACGATCAGGCCGTCCAGGCGGTGATAAAGCCGGAACTCCTGAAGCCAGCCGCCGCAGGTGCTAAACACCTTCCAGCGCCCGGTTTGCATCCGGTCCAGCATATCCATGACCCCCGCCTCAACGCCGTTGCCGCCGTCCAGGAAGGTCGCCTTTTCGAGCAACAGGTTCAGGCCCTGCGCCCTGTATTGTTCAGCCAGGCTCTCGCCCGACCCCTTGTCATGTTGCAGGCCGTCATGCGGCCACGCCACGGGCAGCCACGGCCCCCAACCCTTGATGGCCGCCGCGTGAATGACCGGGGTCGCCTCGCGCTGCGCATACTCGTGGGTTAGATAGATGCAGTCCGCGTCTCGGTCCCACGCCACACGACAGGCCGCGAACGGGTGGTCCCAGCCAAAGTCGATGCCCACGATCTGAGGCCAGTGGCCGGGGATCTGAATGGGCTCAATGACAATCTGAGCCTCTTCAATCGGGAACACCCGGCCAGAGCCCATCGACGGGATGCCTTTAACGCGGGCCTCTCGCTCGTGTGGTGGGTAGCTCGCGATGATCTCGGCGCGCTGCTCGGGCGTGTAGTGCTCGGCATCGTCAATCGTCATCGACGTGACGTGACGGCTCATATGAAAGTGGCCCGAATCTCACGGGCCTGACGCTTCCTTAGACCTCGCCCGCGAATGGGCAGCAGCTTTCTCAGGCCGGCGTTGCCGACTGGATAGTTCCGCGGTCCTTGACCACTAGGATGCAGCGTCTGAGCAAACACCTCGGGGGCGCATCGCGCCGTTGCAAACACCATAGCCTAAATCGACTCGCCAAGGAACATGCTCACCACGTCAGACATGCCAAGCAGGGGCGTGAACGTGATGAAGGTCATTCCGCCCGTCGCGTTCGTTCGCGTCAGGCCCTCGATGTAAATATCCATCGGCGACTCCTCATCGTACCACACGAAGTCGAGCGTTTCGCCCTGCCACTTCTGCCGGCCCTGGTCGTAGCTCTTGAACCCCATCGTTGAGGTGCCGCCCGAGACGTGCCGGATGATGGCATTGTCCAGCGCGTCAGCCACACCCTGGCGCCTACCCCAACCCATGAGGCAGTCGCCGGGGATCATCCCCGTGCCCCACTGGCTTTCGTCCTTGGGCTCTCCGATCAGATAACGCTGCACACCGTCGCGCGTCACCTCGCCAGTCTTGGAGCCGGCCCAGGCTCGTACAGGCCGGTCCCAGCGTCTCCC